CGGCTTCACTGATCTATCACCTGTCGGCCACGGAGCGGCTGCTGCCGCAGATTGTCAGCTATCAGATGCCAATCAATTACCCGGCGCTGGCCTTGGCCAACCGCATCTACGGTGATGCCTCGCGCAGTGATGAGCTGGTTGCGGAGAATAAGACGGTGCATCCGGCATTCATGCAACGCGACATCATTGCGTTAAGCACATGAGTGATATTCGCATCATCAATGTCACCAACCTTAATGGCATCTGGGCCGATTGGCTGCTCAAGCCGAATGGTGCCCTGGATGAAAGCCAGGAGCTGGTCAACGTCGCCAAGGTGGCGCTGCTGACGCATGCCCTGGCTGACCCGAGTGACATCCTACCCGATCCCGACAGCACCGACCGGCGCGGCTGGTGGGGTGATCTTGAGGCGGATGCACTTTGGGATGGCTGGCCGATTGGCTGCAAGCTGTGGCTATTGGAGCGCGCCAAGATCACGCCAGCTGAGGCGCGCGAAGGCTCAACTTTGGTCCGCGCCGAACAGTATTGCCAGATTGCCTTGCAGCCGATGATCGACATTGGGCTGTGCACAGCCTTCACTGTCAATGCCACGCGCGGCAGTCTTGAGCGCATTGATGTGGCCATCGTGGTCTATCGTGGCCCGCTGCCGCAGATTGAGTTGCGCTTTCAAAACCTCTGGCTCGGGATCGAGAATTAAAACATGCCGTGGTCAACACCATCGCTGAGTGATGTTCGCCAGACCGTGCGCGGGGAAATCACCACGGCCCTGGGGCGTGCCACGTTTGTTGGCAACAGCGTCCTGCGTGTCATGGCTGATGCCACGGCAGCACTGACGCATCTGGTGTTGCGCTACATTGATTGGCTGTCTCTGCAGCTCCTGCCCGACACTGCCGAAACTGAATGGCTGGACCGGCACGGTGATATTTGGCTGGTCAATGCCGATGGCACCACAGGACGCAAGGCCGCTGCCACTGCTGCAGGCTCAGTGACCATGACCGGGACACCGGGGATTGTCGTCCCAACCGCAACGCAATTGTCCGATGGTGCGACAACCTACCAGACCACGGCCGACATCACGCTGGGCACAACTCCGGTGGCTGCTGATGTTCGTGCCATTGACCCAGGAGCGGCCGGAAACCATGATGCCGGGTATTCACTGGATTTTGTTGCTGCACTGCCAGGTGTTGATGGCTCGGCCATCGTGGTCCAATTGGTCGGCGGGGCTGATGCCGAAACTGACAATGAACTGCGCCAGCGCATCCTGCGCCGCATTCAAAATCCGCCGATGGGTGGCTCCGAGGCCGACTATGAGCAGTGGGCGCTGGCAGTCAATGGTGTGACGCGCGCCTGGGCTGCACCTGAGCAGGGTGTTGGCACCATCACGGTGCGCTTCCTGATGGATGACCTGCGCGCCAGTGATGATGGCTGGCCGACGCCGGATGACATCATTGCGGTTGATACCTACATCGAGACAAAGCGCCCGGTGACGGTGAAGGATTGCTATGTGCTGGCACCGATCAAGGAATTCATTGACATCACCATTGCCAATCTCATCCCTGACCAAGCAGAAACGCGGGCACAAATCGAACAAAGCATTCGTGACATGCTGTTCGCCCAGGCTGCGCCAGGGCAGACCATCTATGCTTCATGGGTGAGCTACGCGATTATGAACGCCCCCAGCGTTCAGTCATTCAATCTTGTGACCACTGCTGATTATGTGATGCCGTCGCTCGGGCACATGGCGGTGCTGGAAACAATCTTATTCGAGTGATGGCATGAGCGACCGGCATCTGCGCAGGTCAGGCTCCGATTACCTGCAAGCCTTTCTGGCATTGCTGCCGCAGGGGCAGGCCTGGCCGCGCCATTTCGACAGCCTGCTGGTCAAGGTTTGCAAAGGGCTGTGCGAATTTTGGGGTTTCGTTGACAGCCGTGCGGCCGATTTGCTCGAGCGCGAGAGTGATCCGCGCCAGACGATAGAGCTGCTGCCGGATTTTGAACGCAATTTTGGTCTGCCTGATCCCTGCTACACCGCGCCGCAGAGCATTGATGAGCGCCACCTCGCGCTGATCATGCGCATGACCATGCTGGGTGCGCAGTCGCGCGAGTTCTTTATCGGTGTGGCTGCACAGATTGGCTACACCATCAGCATCACTGAATATCGCACCTTCGTGGTCGGCCTTGATCATGTCGGTGATGCGCGTGTGTACGGCGATCTGCCGCCCGACCCGATGCGCAATGAATGGGGTGTGCCCATCATGGGGGCCGTGGGCGATGCCCCGGTGGCCGATGGTGAGCTGAGCGAATGGCCTTACTACGGGCTCGGTCCTGATACGAACCGCTTTTATTGGACCGTGCATGTTGCCTCAGCAAAGTTGACCTGGTTTCGCTGCGCCAGCGGCCAGACCGGTGTTGATCCGCACTTGCGCATTGGCTTGGCTGACGATCTGGAATGTCTGCTCAACCGCTGGAAGCCTGCACACACGCACATCATCTTTGACTATTCCGGCTTGAGCAATCCTGGCGATCCGATGGCCGGGACACCCTAAGCACTCAACTTTCTTTTGGTCTGGAAACCTCGGGCTGCTGTCACCGGCTGTCCTAGAGAGAGGAATTGCGTCGATGAAATACGAGCAGCCTTATGGCGTGTCTGATCCCAACGCCAGTTACATCAACGGCAATCCATCGACCGGCACGATGGGGTCAATCCCGCCCGCCGCCTCCATCGAAAACCCGCAACGCGAGATCGTCAACACCATTACCGACGCTGGCATTGCCGCGACCGACGCCGACCTGCACCAGCTGGCCAAGGCGATCCAGAGCGGTCAGTTAAATTTTAAGCACGACACCGGCACCGCCAATGCCTACGCGACAAGCCTGGTGCCAAACCCTGGCAGTTATTTCGAGGGGCTTAGCGTCATTCTCAAGGTCGGCAACCTGAATACCGGTGCAAGCGTCCTCAACATCAACTCAATTGGCAATGCGCCTATCGTGCGCGCTGACGGCTCGCCGCTGACCGGTGGTGAATTGATCGGCGGCCAGTATGTACTGTTTCTATTTGATGGCACCAGTTGGCGCATGGTGTGGGCCACGTCTGGCAGCATCGCTGGCATGCCGGTGTGGCTCACCAAGACAACCGATTTTTATGTCAACGGCACCACCGGCAATGATGCCTGGGATGGCACGTCAGCAACATTCGTCAGCGGGAAAAAAGGACCGTTCCAGACGCTGCAGCGCGCTGCGAATGAATACCCGAAATACAATCTCAACGGCTACATGATCAACATCCATGTTGCCGGGGGCACCTATGCCAAGGTGAGCTGCGGTCCCGCCAACGGCTCAGGGCAGGTTAATTGGGTCGGCAATCCAGCATCACCAACAACCGTTGCCATCAATGCCGCATCCGGCTCGGCCGTCATCATTGGCTTGGCTGGTCCGCCAATGCAGTTCGATGGCTTTACTCTCACATCGGGCGTGGCGATCCCCGGTGACCCCGGCTTCGGCATCTGGGTGGTGCAGGGCGCACAGGTCATCACGGTCAATCTGACCTTTGGTGCAGCCTACACGGCGCATATTGGTTGCTCGGAAGCAACGCTGACGATTGACGGCGCGATCAACATCAATGGTGTTTCACAAATTTGCCTCGACTGTGATGGTGGCCGCATCATTCTCAATGCAGTCACACTGCCAGTATTCAACTTCAATATCGGCATGACCTACGCGGCGGGCTTTGTGAATGCCAGCAATGTCGGCCGCGTCGTCGGGCCAGGTGTGTTCAACGGCATCGCCAATGTCGGCGGGCCGAAATACTTCATCACGGGCAACGGCATTCTCAACACATTTGGACAGGGCGTGGCGGCCTGGCCGGGCAATCAACCTGGTGTTCTCAGCACTGGCGGTCAGGCGTTCTGATTTAACGGAAAGGGGAAGCACATGCCTGCAGGATACAACCCAAGCGACTGGTACTGGATCATCGGCGGCAGTGCCACCGATGTTTGGTCGAGTGCGCGCGCCATGTCGGTGCCGATTGCCGATGCAACCTACACCGATTGGATGAATGCCGGAAATACAGCGACAGCCATTGCATCGCTGACGGAATTATATGCGGTGTTGGCGCAGCAGTTTCCTGCAGGCAGCCTGCCGACTTACAATCCCGACGCGCGCTCCCGCAAGGCAACCGGTGGGGTCATCATAACGAGCATAAGCCCGATCGCATTCATGAGTGATCCGGTCTCACGCAACACGCTCGCCAATGCCGACAGTTTTGCGAAGGCAAATCCAGGTCACATCACCGATTGGAAATTATCTGACGGCAGTTTTATCAAACTGAATGAAGCGCAACTTGCTACGGCGTTGAACGATATGGCGACGTTCGTGCAATCCTGTTTCACCAAGGAAAGCGACAACCTCACCGCGATCAATGGTGGCACCATCACGACCATTGCACAGATTGATGCCGCCTTTGCCGCCATCTCCAACGTCTTTCCCTAGTCATGGCCACCGTCAATATCACCGTCGAAAACGATGCTGATTTCTACCGCACGTTTCAGTATGTCATGTCATCATCAAACACGCCCATCGACATGACCGGTGCATCCCTGGAAATGATGTTGCGCCGGCACGCCGAGGATGCCGAGGCCTTGCTGCGCCTCGGCACTGATACCGGCGAGATCGTGCTGACCGATCCGCCCAATGGTCTGTTCACAGTGATGATCAAACAGGATGCGCTCGAACGTCTCGGGCTGGGCAGCTTTGATCATTCCAACATCATGACGCTGGGCGGCCTCAAGACAAAAATCTGGAATGGTACGTTGATCAATAATGCAGGGCCGACACGATGAGCAGCGTCGAAGTCAGCACCTCCTATGACGTTGACATTGCCGCCCCGCTGCCGCCCGTTGTGGTGTTGTCACCGGATGATGTGGAAACCATCATCACTGGTGAGCAAGGGCCGCCTGGTCCTCCCGGCACTCCTGGTGGGCCAGCAGGACCGCAAGGCCCACCAGGGGCACAAGGCCCACCAGGCGTCCCTGGGCCTGATGGTGCACAAGGACCGAAGGGCAGCACCGGCGCGCCTGGCCCAGCCGGTGCAACAGGGCCGACCGGATCACAGGGCATCCCAGGGCCGCAGGGCATCGCAGGCCCAACAGGTCCACAGGGCACAACCGGGCCACCAGGGCCTACCGGCGCGACGGGGGCCGACAGCACTGTGCCAGGGCCGACAGGTCCGCAGGGTGCAACAGGCCCGCAAGGACCAGCAGGACCAGCAGGCACTGCAACCGTTGTTTGTTCTGACACGCCGCCCGCTGGTGCGGCTGATAATTCACTCTGGTGGGAGAGCGACAGCGGCCTGCTCTATACCCGCTACAATGATGGCACCTCGACGCAATGGGTGCTGGTGACGCCGCAGCCTGATTTGTCGGCGTTCGTCCTTGAAGCACCAAAAGATGTAAACACCTACGGGCGCAAGAACGCTGGCTGGAATGCGGTCGTCAGCAAGGCTGGCGATACCATGAGTGGCCCGCTGGTCATCAGTGATTTGACGACGCCGACGCTCAAGCTGAATAAGACCTCGACCGGCAATGCCACCATCAACGGAACGATGAGTGATGTGTTGCGATGGGCATTGGTCCTCGGCAATCAAGGCGTGGAAGCCGGAAGTAGTGCCGGAAGCGATTTTGCAATCAATTCCTACACCGATGCCGGTGCACTAATTGGCGCGGCCATGACGATTACTCGCTCAAACTTAAAGGTGACTTTCGGCGGCGGCTTAGTGAACGGTGGCAACATAGAAAGCCCCGGCGTGGTGTATGGGAATGGATTTGCCCTGCAATCACCGGCTGGTGTCGTCCTCAACGGCAATGCTGCTGCGAGCAATATCTACTTTGACAATCCGTCTGGCTCATACTTGCAATATTCGCGAGGCAATGGAAATTATTATTTTGCCGTCAACGGCACCATCGGCTGCTGGCTGTTGTGGAGCGGTGTCATTGGCATCCAGGTCAGCGGTGCCGCCGCAAAACCGGGCGGCGGGCCTTGGGTTGATAGTTCGGACATTCGCATCAAGACCGTGATTGCTGACTACACCACCGGACTCGATGCAGTCGCAAACCTGCATCCGGTTACTTTCATCTATAAGGGCAACGACACACGCGAGCCGCCAGAGGATGTGAAAGCGCCTGCGCCTTATCCGAACAGTCATCATCATCAGGCGGCACTTGATCAGAAGCAGTTTCATGGTCTGGTCGCGCAAGAGGTTGAGACAATCTTTCCTGAAATGGTGACAAAGCGCGATGGCTACATTGATGGCAAGCCGGTGACTGACTTGCGTGACCTCGACACCGGGCCATTGATCTTCGCGCTCATCAATGCCGTCAAGGAATTGAAAGCGCGCATCGAAACGCTGGAAGGTGCCTGAGCATGGCACTGGATTTCCCATCAGCACCAACCGTTGGCCAGAAATATCCGCAGCCGCCTGTCAGTGGCATGCCGGTCTATACCTGGGATGGTGAGAAATGGACCACCATTGGCGGCACACTGGACACTGGTGGAGCTGGCACGGCACTGCCACTGGTCAACGCAACACCCGCCCTGGTTGGCAGCTCAACCAAGTATGCGCGTGAGGACCACGTTCACCCAACCGATCTGTCGCGAGCGGTGTTCGACGCGCTGGCCTATAACAGCATCGTCATCAACGGCGGGATGCAGGTCAGTCAGGAACTTGGCGGTGGCGGCAGGACAACGAACGGCTTTATCTGTGACGGCTGGCGGCTCAACTGGAACGGCACGATGGCCGGAACGGCGGCGCAAAGCGCGGCGGCAATCTTTCCCGGCTTTACGCACTGTCTCGCCCTGTCGATCAGCACGGCGGAAGCGGTGCTTGCAGCGGGCGAGTATGCGCAAATCATGCAGTTCATAGAAGGCTGGCGCATTGCGCGGCTGGCGTGGGGCACGGCCAATGCTAAACCGATCACCATCGGTTTTTGGACTGCGCATCATCGTACCGGGCTGTGGAGCGGTTCGGTGCGCAATGGCGGCAGTGCGCGCTCCTATGTATTTACTTACACGCAGGCCGCCGCTGATGTGGCGCAATACAACACCGTCACCATCCCCGGCGATACAACAGGGACATGGCCAACCGACACCACGGCTGGAATGATCCTGACCTTTGCGGTGGCGTCAGGGGCGACCTACATCGCACCGGCAGCCAACACTTGGTACGGCGCGAACTACATGGCCGCGCCGGGACAGGTGAACGGCGTGGGCGCAACCTCAGATGTTTTCCGCCTGACCGGTGTAGTTATGTTGCCGGGAACGGAAGCGCCAAGCGCATCGCGGTCGGCATTGCTCATGCGGCCCTTTGATCAGGAATTGACAACCTGCAAACGCTACTGGAACCGGATGCAAAGCCTGATTGTCTCCGGTTACAGCCCGAACGCCCTCTACACCTATCACGCCTTTACCTTCCCCGAGATGCGGGCGATCCCGACACTGGCGTGTACAGTCACCAGCAATAATTCGACGGGTGGACCTACTTTTACTACGGTCAATGTCAACACCTGTTTTTGCAACGTGCAGAACTACGGAGCGGCGGATTACTATTCGATTTTCGGCATCACGCTGGATGCGAGGCTGTGATGGCAGAATACAAACTGACAACGACTGATCTTATTATCCGCACCAGCGATGGTGCCTACATTCCTCCGGACCCGGCGAACAGGGACCGCGCTGAGTATGAGCAATGGCTGGCTGATGGTGGTGCGCCTGATCCCTATGTGCCACCCGAAGTGCCGCCGGAAATATCAACGCAGACAACCGTGCTGGCCGATCACGAGCAGAGGATTCGCGCGCTTGAGGAAATGACACAGCAGCCGAAGCGCAAACAGAAATGATGGCCATTAGATTGATCGCCATGGGTGTGCTGGTATTCATTGTCAGCGCCGCGTTTTACGGTGCCAGCTCCGCGCCCCCTGTCGTGCCAACATGCGTCACCGATGAGGACCGCGTTCACATCCGCGCGCAGGTGCTTTCAGCAGTTGATGATGCATTCAGGGACAACGTGAAACACCTGTTCGCTGGCTGGCTCAAGGATCCGCACCAGCAGCCTGAGCGTGCGGCTGCCGGTCTGCAAAGTTCTGTTGTCGCCTACCAACGCGCCCGCGCCGACGCGCTGAAATGGTCGCCAGCATCCTGCTAAGGAAGGACCGCAAATGATGCTCAGCCTCAAAGGCAAGGTGTCGCATTTCGGCGGCCCTAACGATGATGGCGTGGCACCCGATGAAGGCCTGGCCTTCATCAGTGCGGTTGACCAGGCACCGCATCTATTCCTGTCCTACCAGCCGGAAGGCACCACCGGCCTGGCGCGCAGGCTCAACCCCGAGACGTTCTACATCGCCTGTCGTTGGGACTATGATGAAACCCCTGCCTACATGCTGCTTGAGGAAATGGCCCTGGTGCATGCACCAAAAACAGGGCGTTCACTCAAGTTATATCCGGCCGATTGGGGGCCGCATCAGGACACCGATCGCGTGGCGGATATTTCTCCTGGTGCCATGCAGGCCCTGGGCATCACCACCGACGATGAGGTGGTAGTCGAATTTCCATTCACCTCGCGCGGCACCATTGCATCGGCTGGGTATGGGCGCGTCGTCATTTCATCCGGTCACGGCAAGTATGTACGCGGTGCATGCGGCATCCTTGATGAGGTGGATGAGGCGCGCAAAGTGGTTGAGCGTCTGGCCGATGAGCTGCGCGATCGCGGCGTTGAGGTTAAAACATTTCACGACGACACCAGCCACAGCCAGAACGAAAACCTCAACACCATCGTGGACTATCACAATTCGCAGACGCGCGAGCTGGATGTGTCCGTGCATTTCAATGCCTACATCGAAACCACCAGCCCGATGGGCAGCGAATGTCTTTATGTGACGCAGAGTGCATTGGCTGATCATGTGTCTGCCGCCCTGGCCGCCTGCGGCTTCATCAACCGCGGCGCAAAAAAGCGCACCGATTTATTCTTCCTCAACCAGACGACTGGCCCAGCCATCTTGATTGAAATCTGTTTCGTTGACAGCTCAGCCGATGCTGCTGTCTATGAGGATCAATTCGAGGCCATCTGTGAAGCCATCGCTGGTGTGCTGGGTGGTGTGCAGGCTGTGGCTGCATGAAATAGAATTGTCCAGCTGCTCGCACCTCCGGCCTGGACAGTAGGCGGCCTGCGCCTTAGCGAGCAGGCATTTCGTACATGGGTGAAACAACTTGGCCCGCCCAGGGAAACCTGGGCGGGCCTTTTTTTATTGCAGCCGTGTCTGAGCTGCTATTGCATTTTGTCAATCAGGAAGGCCGAGGCCAGCATGACCATGCCGCCGATCCACAGCAGCAGGATGCAAGGCACCACGGTCAGCGGTGTCGTATAGGCCAGGGTGGCAGCTCCACAGACAAAGAAGCCAAGGAAACCCCATAGCGCGAAAAGTATTTTCATCACGCCACCTGCCTGAGCTGGACCACATTGCTGCTGGTGTCTTTATCGCGCAGCTCATCCAGCCTGGTTGACCAGTGGGCCATCATCTTGACGCGGATTTCCCATTGGCGATCCAGGCCGTCCTGGATGTCCTTGCCTGACATGATGGCATCAGCAGCAGCCATGCGGTTATAGGTTTTGCGAACCACATCCTCATCACCATGCGCCAGCTGCATTTCGATCAGATCAGATGGCCAGCGATATTCACCGTTGAGCAGAGTGGAGGCGGTTGACCTAAAGCCATGGGCACAGTGCACTGCACCACCATAGCCAAGCTGCTGCAGAGCACGGTTGAGTGTCTTGGGCGTCATCGGCTTGTTGGCAGTGGTGAACACATACTGGCCAGCACCAGTGAGCGGCCTGACCAGCTCAAGGATGGCCAACACCTGGGCAGACAGCGGCACTCGGTGAAAGGTGCCCGGCTTCATCATGCGGGCCATCTTCATCTTGTGGCGCGGGATGCTCCATGTGCTGCCATCAATCTCACTCCACTCCATGGCTGCCACATTGGCAGGCCTCTGGAAGGTGCGCGCCAGCACCTCAAGTGCAGCAGCCACCAGCATGCGCCCATCGTATCCACGGATGTGCCGCATCAATCCGCCAACCTGGCTGGATGAAATGATGGCAGGCAGCGGCTCAGGCTTCCTGGGCGGCAGCTTGAAGCACTTAATCTCGGCCGGGTTGTCGCTGCAGTATTTATTGGGAACGGCATACTCAAACACTTCGCGCAACATGCCGCGCAGCTGGCGCGCCTTGGCATTATGGCCTTCACCATTGGCAATCTTCAGCAGGGCCTGTTGCACATCACCAATGCTGATGTCGGCAATCAGTTGTTGGCCGAACAGGTCAATGAGCTGGTCGCGTTTGGTGGCATCCATGTCCCTGGTTTTTTCAGTGCGGTTGGTGTCGCCTTCGCGGAAGGCTGCAAACCATTCCATGATGACGGACTCGAAAGTGCGCTTGGCGCGGATTGCTGCCTTTTCTTTTTTGCGCTCCAGGATGGGGTCTTTCCCAGCAGCAACCTGCTGATGAGCTGCCATTGATTTTTCACGCGCCAGGCCCAGGCCAGTCTTGGGATAGATGCCCAGGGACATGCGGGTGCGCTGGCCTGTCACCGGGCTGGTGAAGCGGAAGCGCCAGCAGCCAGTTTTGCCTTCGGTGATTTCCAGGGCCAGGTTGTCACTGTCATGCTTTTGTGAAACCTGGTTTTCATTGCCTGCCTCATCGGTGACGATAAAGTAACCGTTGGTGATGGCCTTTTTGATTTCCGGGTCGGTCAACATTTCTTTTCCTTTGTTTTTTAAGATGTACCATTGGGTGACAATTTGGGTGTCGGTGCTTGAGACAAGCAGACACAACCAGGAACAGGCATAGAGCGTGGACCGCTGGGAGAGAAGCGGTGCGGTGAGTGGGAGTTAATAAGATGCAGTCAGAGAGGGTGTGTCCGCCACTGGGGGTAAAGCAGACAAAATGACTTAACGCATTGTCGTGCTATCGTTTTTCCAGATTGGCGATTGGCCATGGTCCTCGCCCTGTACCATTAACAGAGGGGTCAAAATATATTTTACTGTTAACGGGGAACGCTGCATGAAGGTGCAAATCAACCCGAAAAGGCCACCCAATGCGAACCCGTTTTTCTGTCGATATTCTCACCCAGGGCATGGATGCCACCTACCGGATCAAATCCTCCGGTTGTCGGTTAAGGGCCATTAAGGCGCGGTCGCCTCGGAATTCTTGAATTGCATCCTCAAGCATCGTCAGGGCCTCATTGATCTTGTCGGCTATCAGATGCTTGTCGGCTTCGTCGGCTAAAATGTGAGCATCACGCAAGGCGCTGCATGTTGCCTCGCAAACGTCTTTGGGAATTTCTAACATGGATGGCATCAAATCCTCCTGTGCGTCATTTCGCGGCGGCAAATGCGGGAGGACCGGCAAACCGTGTTTGCGTTTCCATGTCTCTCGGCCCTCCCTCCATAAAGCCCTCGTTATCCAGAGGGCGCGGAATTTCACTATGCGGCGGCAGGCGCGCCTTATCCCTCTTTTGCTTTCGTTGAATCCGTTTGGCTTCGTCCAAAATGACATTGGCCTCTTGGTGCCGTCGCAGCCATTGGACAGATTTAGACTTTTCGTATGCCGCCCCGGTTATGCGAAGTCGCATCTCAAGATATTCTATTATCTTATCCATCGGTCGTCCCCATTGCGGCGGTCAACGTCTAGCCTGCAGCCTGATCTCAGGCAGCGAATTGTGGTCGGCGTCCATCGTATTCAAATCAATCAGGGTGCGCCGGCCGTCCTTGTAAGCTTTGATGCGCCCGGCCTTCACTTTGCGATAGAGCGTGGCCGGACTCATGTGACCATAGCGGCATGCCTCTTTGATTTCGACCAGGCGGCGCACTCCTGGTGGCTTGTCGAATAGTCTGACCTTTTCCAGCTCCATCTTGCGCGGTGGCTTGCGCAGTCGGCGGCGTGTCATGTCATCAACCTCCAACATCAGCGGTCCTCTCTTTTTTCCTTTCGCGCTGGGTCTGCAGCTGTATGAGAGTATCCAGCACGGCGCGTATGCGGTTCATGTGATACTCGGCAACCGACACGCGCATTTTGCCCATGCGGATTTGACCAGGATAAACCCGCATGCGCAGGGCAATCTCGCGCTCGACTTCCTCGATCTGCTCGCGCAATGAAAAGTCGGTCATGCTTCGCCTCGCCAAATCGCATCGAGTCGTTTCAGGTCGTGTTCATTGGGATGGCCAAGGCCGATGCCAAGATTGCCCCACTCGCGCGCCCATTTATGAACGCGCCAACTCAGCCACAGCCAGCGAACGTGTCGGACGACCGGCCAGCGTTTCATGCCGCGATCTGCTTCCCGTTCTTGACCTTGCGCCGCACCGGCAGCGGAATTTCAAAATGATCCAGCTGCGCGCGCAGGCTTGAAAAGAGCGCGCGACAATCGGAGACCTCCTGGCGCAATGCCTCGCATGTTGATTGCAAGGTGCAAAGATTGTTGCGCGCCTCGGCCAGCTCCAGCTTCAAATTCTCTATGGTGCGGTTGCGCGCCTCGATGCCGAGCGTGGCTTCGGTCAGCATCACCTCAAGCTGCTGGCGCTGCTGCTCAAATTGGTCATACAGCACAGCAGCCTTGATCATCGCTTCGCGCTTTTCATCACCCTTGATCGAATGACTGCGGCCGCCATCATCAAAGGGGTCAGGCCCGGCAGGCTCACCTGGCTTCGGCTCAGGCTTTTGCTGCACCGGAATTTTTGCAACCTCGGGCACGTCGAATGTTTCGGTTTCAGTCATCAGGTTTCCTCCATCATCGTCTGATCTGATAATCATGCTGCAGCAATGTGCGCAGCGTTGCGGCAGCTGCCAGCGCATTGAGCAGCGCGGCATAGTTCTCGGCATAACCGACCATGCCAAAGCGGCCCCTGGTTGGGTTGCCGTAATGCCACTGAATGAACCCATCCAAATCAGCAACAAGCCGTGCAGTGCGCCTTGCCTCGCGCTGTAGGTCACGTTTGGTGACTTGTTTGTATCTCACCTGACCTGCTCATCCATTTCATTGAATTGCTGTGCAGCCACCACCGTCATCGGTTCAATAATCAAAATTGGCGCGTCGATGACGTTGCTGCCAGGCCAACGGTGGTCGATGACGGTGATAATCACCGGCGGCTCAAGTGCAGCCACAGCATCAAAGCCGCGTGGATACCAATGCACCGCGGCGAGCAAATCTACGGTCTTGCGAGACTTACGATCCCGGCAGTCCGCAAGACCTGACACACCAGTGTCAGCCGGGCTAGACCTCTGGCATGTGTTCACGGTGGCATCGCGAATTGGCAGGCGATCTGCCTTGCGTGTTCGTGCGCGGCCACCAGCCTGGTTATCCCAGCAGTGATGCAGCGTGTGCCAGTACAGGTGCGCCCTGGGGAATTGTGCCCTGGCCTCAGCTCGCGTCATGCAGCTCGGTGATCCATGTGCAGCGATGATGGCAATGATGAGGATGGCGACGGCCGCGAACACAGCCAGGATTGCCAATGCCATGGGCTGCTTGATCATCAGTGCACCGTGTCACTTCGCTGATGCTCGCGGTTGGTCTCACGAATAGAGGCCGCAAAATTCCGCAAGGCCTGGGCACCGGTTAGTGTGCTGCCGCTGGCTTCCAGGCTGGCCGCACACACCTCGGCTGTGTTGGCGATGGCATCAGTGACCATGTGAACGATGTGTTCGATTTCTTTCATGGCCGACCCAATAGGAAGCCCGCTGGTGAGTTTAACGAGGTGCCCGAAGGGAATGCATCAACGAATATCATTGAGGAATTTCCCTTCGGGCCAATTTTGTAGATCACGATGCAGCGGTCGGCATGGTGACGTTTTGCGGCTCACCCGCCGCCTGCTCTGCAGCATCGCGCGCTGAAAAGCTGTCATCGTCGCCGGTAATGATCGCCGTCGCGCGATTGATGCGCTCAAAATATTCGGACTCTGCCCTTCTCATTTGTGCAAGGTAAATCTCGCGTGCACGCTCAACTGCGTCGAGATGCGCGCGGATGGTTGATGTCATGCCTTTGAGTACCTTTGATGCTTTGACAACCGCTGTATTCATACAAACCTCCTAGTTGCGGCGAACTCTTTCAATTCATGGCGGACGGTATTGAGGCGCGTCATCGCGTCTCTTGACCCTCCGGCATCAGGGTGAAGGCGCGTCGCCAAAGCGCGATAACCCAAGTCGATAAGCTGTGCTGCCATGTCGCGGTGAAGTTTGATTTCGTCGTCGCGGGATTGTCGTTCGTCGGCCAAGCGTGTGACGTTGACCTTGTCGACACCATCGAACAGGGCCTTTAATTTGTTTGTCTTGGTGACAGACTTGATGGTGCGTGGTTCACGGCCAAGCGCACGGTCAATTGTCTGGCCAGCCAGACGATTGGAACCGGCAGGTTCATCAGCTATGCGGGCCAGTCGCATGTATTCGTTCGCTGTGCTGCGGCCTAGGTGAAAATTATCTTTCAGCCAGCGCGCCCAAGAACCCCAAGGCACCTGGTCGCTGTCCTTCACCTCATTGAGTATTCTTCCGGCTTTGACGTAATGCTCCATGCCAGCCTCGTTGCCAGCGATCAGTTCCTCCTTGATCAACGGCACCAGAACCTTGAGCGGCCGGGAAATCTGCTTGCTGCTGGTACGCACTGCGACGTTCATGTGATTTGCTCCGTTATTTAATTCTGACCGCCAGCGTGTCCTCGGCATTGCTCAAGGTGGCACCTGGCACTGGCTTGAACTGGCTCAGCTCATCTTTGATTTTCGTTCTATTCGGCTCGCGCTTGATCCTGCAAAACTCATCAGGAATTTGCGCCTCATCAACAATGATCACCTTGGGCACACCGAGACGCACTGACAGAGTGCATTCAGGAATTTCCAATTTCTTGAGGTGTGCTGTCTGCAGAAGCTTGAGCATCAGGTCGCGGATGGCTTCATCACGCCGATCAAAGCGCGACTGACGCTGCCGCCAGTTGTCGATCAAGGTGTCGATCGCGGCCGCCGTCGCAGTAGCCTGCTGCCGGGCTGTTTCCAGCCTGCGCAAAAACTCAACCAGGTCGGTTGAGCCTTCGATCATGTCGGTGCGCAGCACCTCATCATCAGCCAGCTCAGGATAGGAAACGAGCAGGCTTTCGATCTGGTGCTTGATGGCAGCAGGGTCGAGGCGCATCAGTCTTGAACCTCATCGGATTGATGGATGGCATCCAGCAGCTTTTTATGTTCGGTCGGCTCAGCCTTGCGCATGGCCTCAAGCGTGGTTCGGTTAGCCTGCAGCCAGGGGCCGCGCTCGCCATTGGCGCGGATCATGGTCAGGAGCTCGATGCTCCAGGTGTGCCAATCATCCGATCCATCAGCCAGCTTCGGCACTGCAAAGGCATGTGCCGGAACATCAGTCGCCGTGAGTGGTGTGACCTGTTCATCAGGCTTTTCTTCGGGAGGGTAAAGCCGGGTTGGTTGCCTTCTCTCGGGAACGCGGGGTGCATCATCACCTTCGCTGTCGAGAAACCCGAGTCCGCAAATTGAAAGCGTGACCCGGCGCTTGGCTTTGGTCACAGCTTTAAGAATTAAATTAGCAACGGCTTCACCACCACGCAGCTGACCAAGCGTGACGACACCGACATCCTCATCCGTGCGGCCGGTGTCGTCTTTCGCCCTCGCATGGACAGTGTAAAGGCCATCAGCACTCAAATCCTGGCTGACAATTTCAAGCGAGATGCCGTGGATTTTGCGCAGCTGCTCGGCACAGGATTTGTTCGGATAGAGCACCAGCTTTCCGTTGAGATACAAATAATCGAATGGCTTGGTGAGCGGATTTAAGCCGACCATCTTGCAAACTGCATCGTGGTATTCCAGCTTTTGTTGCTCAGTCAGCTTCGACAGATCACCCTTGAACAGAGCGGCATTGATGGCCGGGATGCTGTCGTCAGCCTTTTTCGCTGGGATGCTCATGGTGTCTCCGTGATGAGGATGATTTCACCGAAGGCGGCGTAGCAGCCGTGGCCGATGGAGTGCGGGCCACGCCAGCTGCTGCCAAAATTGGCTCCGTGCTGCTCAAGTTCGGCCACTAGGCTGGCGATATAGTCCTGCACATCCTGGCTGCGGCTGCCGTAAAGTCGATATTCGGTGCAGTTAGGTCTGGATGCACTGGCCTTGCGCTCAACGCGCACCGCTGGCCTTCTGTGGGCATCCAGGTTGATGATGTGGTCGGCCACTGTCATGGGTCTGTCTCCCAAATGGCATGGCCTAATTATAAGTCCAAGAAGTTTTGACTAGCAAGGCGGAGAGGCCAAAATTCTTGTCCTCCACTTTTAGCTTGCAGGCTATAAAAATTGTGTCAGAATTTTACCAACGCCAACGGGACGGAAACGCTGGGGAGCGTATTCACTAACAAAGCCTCTCTGAAAGAGAGGATGCATGCCGTTTAACTCTGCGGAAATGCAGGCGATTTTTGAAATTTTGCACGAACTAGAGGCAGCAGCGCCTGGCCTGCTGGCCCTTGTCCAAACTACCGAAACACCATTGGCAAAAGGACTGCAGCCTGGTGTTGAGCATTTGGCTTATCTGACGCGCTGGTGGTTTGGCGGAGAGTTGTCCCCACAAGTCACAGGCGGCGCTTCCGCCTCTTCACGGCTTTCGAAGCGGGGCCGTTCGGGGTCGGGCCATCCAGTTCGCCCAATTTCTTCGCCAAATCCAAAGGCAGGTGCGTATGGTAGCCGAAATAAAGCCAATCGCTCGTCAGGCCGTGCACCTTCTCGCACAGTAAAAAGATGATCTCGCGCGGTAACGGATACCCGCGTTCGTAATTGTTCCAGCGCGCCTTGGAAAGCCCGAGAAACCTGGCGAAAGCTGCTGCCTGGGGGAAACCCAGGGCAAGGCGCAGGCGCTTCAAGCGCTCTGCAGTGGGGTCAGGGGCCCTGTGCCCTGGGTTCATGACGGCATACCAAGTCTTCTTCATGTTGAGCAGACTAGCATTTTGCCTTTACTGGTAAACTTATTTTTACACAAGTCTCCAAGGATTTTGGACTATTGATCGTCCAAATGTTTTTGACTATTATCGCGGCCGCATGACCGGTCGCACCCTCACAACCACCACAGCAGTGATTGATGCCCTGGGCGGCAACCAAGCCGTCCAGGCGCTCACTGGTGCTGCCTCAAGGCAGACTGTTTCCAACTGGCGCAGGTTCAAGGCTTTCCCGAGCAATACGCATGCCGTGCTGTCAGCGGCTCTGATCGCCATCGGCAAGGAAGCCCCGCGCGAATTGTGGGGCCAGGTTGGACCAAAACGCATGCGCCAGCTCAAGCACATGGGCCTGCGCATTGGCCCGCGTTCCAAGCCACGCAAGCGAAAGCAAGTATCGCGTTCGAAAGATGCAGCGCGTGAGGGGGCGCGCTCGTCGGTGTGAGTTGCGTCTGCGTTGCGTTTGTTTGTTCACCAGCGAAAGGGCGGGTCCGCGCTCATGGCATCACTGCCACCAACCAGCACCCCTGCTGATGGGCATGGCCCGCCCCGAACATCACGCAACAAACGCTGGCCTTGTGACCTGCTGCAAAGCTTCCTGGCGCTGTGGAATGAAAACAAACTATCGGCTTCGCAAATGGCAGGGCGTCTCGGCATTTCACGCGGTGCAGTCCTGGGCAAAGCGCATCGCCTCGGCCTGACCACACACCGCAAGGTCAGGCAGGCAAAGCCGCGCAAGCCATTGCCACTGACCTACCGGCCGCTGAAAACCCTGCCGCCAGTGATGCCGATCATGGATGAGCCAGCACCAGCATCACCGGAGTTCCTGGGGCTGTCCCTGCTTGAGCTGAAGGCATCAAGCTGCCGGTATCCGCATGGTGAGGCTGCACCGTTTTTCTTCTGCGGCCAGCCTCAGCAGGATGGCTCATCGTATTGCCCGTACCACCACCGACTGACCCATCACGCCCTATCAGCTCACCGGCCACTGACTGACTACATCCCGCGCGGGGTCAATCCATGACCCAGCAGCTCGATATGTTCCCGCCGCGCACCAGGACGCGCCGAACGGATCCTGAAACCTCACGCAAGGCTGCTGAGCAGGCCCAGCCGAAAATGACCGAGCGGCGCAGGATCGTGCTGCGCCATTTCCTGCAGTTCACGGCAATGACCGACCTGGATTTGCAAGGCCTGTGCAGTAACCACGGCTCAACCTACCGCACCCGCCGTTCTGAGCTCGAAAAGATGGGCTACATCGCGGACAGCGGCCGGCGCATCGAGCAGCGCGGCAGCAACCGCATTGTCTGGAAGATCACACCAGAAGGCATCAAAGCAGCCAGGGTGTTGTGCTGATGGGCACGATGAAATGGTACAAACGTGACCCGCGCGCAGCTCTCACTGGCATGCAGGGCATGACGCTAGAGGAACGCGGTGCCTATAACACCATCCTCGATATTCTCTACATGCATGATGGCTCAGTGCCGGATAAGCCAGCTTCAGTCTGTAAATGGCTTGGCACCAACGCACGCGGCTGGAAGCGCATTCGCGCTCGGCTGCTTGAGCTGAAAAAACTCTATGTGCTGGCGGGCAATATCCGCAATGAACGCGCCGACCGGGAAATCCGATATGCGCATGCGAAGGCTGCAGAACGAGCGCGCAAGAAACTGCGGCTGGTGGAATAGGGCAAAGTTTGGCGAAACTTTGGGTGAAACAACGCCAAACCTTTTTGCCAAGTCATTGAAAATAAACACACCGAACCTTACCGCGATGTACAGACTATAGATTAAAGAAAGAAAGCTAAGCGCAAAGTTCGTGCCAACTCTTGAAGGGGCAACCAAGGAAAGCGGGGATAACTCATGGAGATACCACACCATGCAACCAGTGACCCCAAACCTGATCGAGAAAGCCAAGCTGCTGCGCGCCAATCATCTGTCCTGGCGCAGCATTGCCATGCGCCTGGATGTTTCTGAATGGCACATCCATTGCGCAGTGGAGCCCGCGTTTCGGGAATTTCGTAGGAACCGTGTGCGAAATCCGCCGAAAGACAAACGAGTGACCGTCAACAGTGCCGTTGGCCATGAGGTGCGGTTTCGCAATCACCGGCCACCGGATGAGGTTTTGCGCGAAGCGGAAGAGGCCCACGAATTGCGGCTGAAGCGTTCACCAACAGACGAGCTGCTCGGTGATCCGCTGCCAGGCCGCAGCGCATTGGATCAGAAGAAAGGTTGACTATGGCGCGGCTCTTCACGGGTGCTGAGGTCTTGGATGATTGGCATCCACTTGACCAGGTTGAGGCCCCTGAATTTATCCCACATCAATGGACAGGTCCGCATGTGGCACTGCGGCTGACGGAGGCCTGGCGCATCCACTCCAAAATGCCGTGGTGCTCACCCTATCCGCGCGCGTTCGGCCGCTGGTGGCCGCCGTATCGGGTCGAATGGACTGATTTACTGGCCATGCTCGGTGGTGGCGAACTCGAGGAATTGCAACGCGAGGCCAACCGCACCCGCGTTCTGCCATCAGCTCAGGAAATATCCCGCATGGAGCTGGTGATTGATTGGCCGATGGATTACCTGGCCGAGCCGCGTCATGTCCTGATCGTCCATGTCTGCGCGCGGGTGGCATCCTTCGATGGCGACCTGGCCAGGGAAATCAAGCGGCGCAACTACGGTGGTGATGCTGAGCAATGGCAGCAGCTCAACTGGCAATTCTGCGACAGCATCGCTGACCAGCTCATCGGCCGGCGCATCATGGTGTTTTGATCTAAAGTCAAAAACGGAGGGGACCGATGGCGAAGCGAACGAAGAAAAGGGCAAAGCAGAGAGTACGGCGCAGGGACTCGGCGGACCTAAAGAGACAGATAGCACTTGCGGATAGGCTCATTGACATAGAGCAAGCACTTAATAGCGCGAAGTTGCGGCTAAATCGGATCGAAACCGTCCTGGCTCCTGAGCTGACCAAGCTGCTCGATTTGCAGCCACCAGTAAGGGCCGAAGTGTTTCACAGGAAACAATCGGAACCTGACACACCTGAAACCGTCGCGGAGAAAGCGAAGCAGGCGCGCGACGTGATGACGAAAGCTGCTGACGCCCTTGGCGGTTGAGAATGTCAGCACCGCGGCGAAAACCTATCTCTCGGCCATCGGTGCGGTTGCAATCTTTGTCTGCACTGACAAAGGCAAACCGATCAACATCGGTGTGGCGCGCGATCTGGACAAGGCGCTGCGCCACTTGCGAAAAATTATCGCGCCAACTGCAGCGATTGATTGGGCGGCCTGGGGAATGAACTATGCCAAGCTGGCGGAAATCGCCCAGCTGCGTGACCTGCTCTATGACTATCAGGCTGATGGTCCTGCCAGATTAGTGCCGGTGGATGAGCTGGCCATCCGCATCAGCATGATGGCAGCTTCGCATGGTGTGGTGCTGACACCACACAGCCGCGCCCTGGAACGCGCCGAAACCTATGCCGGATATTTGGATAAGGCGCTGGAAGGCATGCAGCGCAACGGCACATTTGCCGCCTTCAACCAGGCCTACAAGGAACATCGCTTGGCACTACTCAAGGTGAAAGAGCCGGTGCAGCCGTATTGGGCTGTGATGGCTGAATTGCGCGCGGTGATCATCCGCAGCCTGGTCAATGACCCGAGAAATCGACTTGTGCCATCCAGCATGCTGGTTGAAATCCGCCAGGCATTTCCGTGGTTTACGAAGCCACCACTGATCCGCATGCGCAAGCACAAGCGCAAGGGCAATTGACAACACACTGCAAATCACACATTCCTACGCGCGTGAATTTTTCAGGGCGAAGCTTGCCTGAAATTCACTTCCACAAATAACGGGTTGCATGATGGCTGCTTACGCTTACGGGCGCGAGCCTTGCCCTTGGTATGGCAAGATGCGCTGGCGGCGCATGGCCAAAGCACAATTGCGCGAACATCCTCTGTGCGTGATGTGCCTGCAGCGTGGTCAAGTTATCCCTGCCACAGTGGCTGACCATGTTGAGCCACATCGTGGTGATGAGCATGCCTTCTGGTTTGGCAAGCTGCAGTCATTGTGCGTGCCATGCCACAACCATCACAAACGCTTTGAGGAAATGCGCGGTTACACCACTGACATTGATGCCAGCGGTTGGCCTACTGATCCACGTCACCCAGCAAACAGGAGCTAACACCATGAGCCTGTCAGGCGTTCTCTTGGGCGTGATCAACATCGCCATCTACATCGCCATCCTTGTTCTGATTGGATTGATCATCGTTTGGTTTTCTGAATGGCTTGGCTTTGCCATTCCGCAACAAATACAGCGTGTGTACATGGTCATCGTGGCACTGATTGCCTTGTACATGATCGTTGCATTGCTGTTCGGACTGCCATCACCAGGCTTCATCAAGCTGGGTGCCATCCACTAAGCCAGCCAGGGGGGCGGGCAAATCTAAAAGGGGAGCCTGGACTACCGAG